TGAATTTTTTAAGCCCTAAGATTTTTAACCGGCAGATTTTTTAAATACCGGATGGGATTTTTTAAGCTTCTTCGGATGTTTTTTTAAACTTGCCGGCTGCAAGATCTTCGAGAACGACACGCTCTAAAAGTTCGGCTACGTAAACGGGACATTCTCTTTGCCCTTCTTCCCATCCCTGGATAGTTCTTAATGGGATGTTATAGAAGTTTCCGAACTTTACCTGTGACAATCCGGTAGATTTTCTTAAATCAAGAATTTTTTTACTCATGTTGTGTTCCTCCTAAATTATTTTTTAAAGACCGATCCGGGGAATCGAACCCCGGAAGCTTCGCACCAGCCCGGCAAGTTTTTAATAGTACCAGCTCTCATATGTTGTTATGATTTCCTCGTTGCAGTAGCGAGCATCCGCGTAAGAGGTTATTTTGATCTGTGGATTGCTGACTCCGTCGGCCATATAAGACTTTAATTTTTTAAGGTCTCCGTTTTCCTGATCCTTTATGAAATGTCCGCATTTGCAAGGCGGTAAAATTTTTGAAGTGTCAAGCCTGTATGTTCTGTCGGCTGCCATTCCGTTATAGCCCGATCCGTCCTGGCTTATCATTTCAGGATTTACCTGCCTTATCCTGACGGAAGATGTGCCGACCAGTGCGACAACTTGGAAGAAATCTACGTTTGTCTGCTCATATCCCCATGTCATACGGAAGAAGTCGCCGACCTTTACGCCGTATTTATTGACCTGTGCGGGCTTTGCCTCCGTCTTGGTTTCTACCTTTGCAGTTTCAGAAGCGCCGCCACATGCTCTGTTGATTTCGCTTTCTTCAGCGAAACCATACCACAGCTTCTTGACTGCGTGCCATCTGAACTTTAATGCCTTGAGGGCTTCCCTGATTTCCTTTGAGGGGATACCGTTAAATGTGATTTCCTTTGAACCAAAAGCCGTGTTGTTTGTAATTGTGTAAGCTGTCATAACATTTACCTTTTTAACCTTTCATTTTGTGTTGACTTTTAAGCTACAACCTGTTATAATCAGCTTGTAGCGGGGTAGAAAACTTCAAAACGCTGTGTTTGTCAGTTCGCTACAAGCCTTTTTAACAGGTGACCGATTAACTAAGTGGCTTTAGTTATCGGTCTTTTTTTGTTCGGTTTTTGCCGACCGAACTATTTCAGCTGCTTCTTTGTTTCCTGTTTCGTTTTCAATTCTCTTTGCCAACTGTTCAAGTAAGCTATCGAATTGTGCGTTGGTCATTTCTTCGTTTTCCTCCATGTTTACCGCCCTACCCTTTCGGTGTATTCAACAAGCACGTTTCGCTTGCTGTGACTATACAATAACACTCAATGAGCGACTTGTCAAGCACTTTTTTCAAAATTTTTCAAAAAAATTTCTCGATAGATTCCAAAAGCCTTATTTTTCAAGGGGTTTCGGCTTTAAAAAAAATTCCGCATCAAAAATATATTTGCTTGATGCGGTATCTTTTGAATTGAATTCATGTAAACACTTAAACAATATATAGATATATACAGAGCCGTTTGCCTTGGGTATAGCTACATAAAGAAGAAAAAAGAAGCAGAGCCGACCGCTCCGCCCGTCAAAGCTTGCAGAAAAGAGAAAAGAAACAAAACAGACAAAAGGAAAAAGAAAAAAGAACGGATAAAAAGAAACGGAAAAAGAACAAAAAAGAGAAAACAAAGAAAAAGAAACCAAAACAGAAAACAAGGCAGGAGATGAGGCACAAGGACAGAGCCCCGGCATAGATACCGGCACGGTCCAAAGCAGGAAACACAGGAACAAAAAAGCATCAGGAAAAGGAAAGAAAAAAGAAGAGAAAAGAAAAGCAAAAGATAGCACCGAAAAAGAAACGGATCCGATGCGTTTGGTGTCGGTTTTTGCACTGGATCCAGCCGAAACGGAACGACAAAGGGAAACAAAAACCGACAGACCGAGAAACGGCAGAAAAACACGGCGGAACGAAAGCAGACAGGACTAAAAGAGAAAACTGCATTAAATAGGAAGGAATGCGATAGCCCAGGAAGTCAGGAGTTGTCCAAATCCCCTACATAGTAGGGGATTTGGGGCGGATCAAGGTACTTTCTACCCCCACCCCCTAATGCGGGTCGCGGAGAGCGCAATATTTTTGTCCATAAGGGTAAAAAATTTTCAGGCATTTCGTTACGCAAACTCACAATTGTCTGACTTTATCCCGTAGGGATAAAAGGTACCCAAAGGTACTATTGAATGTGTTATTATGATATCGTGGAAAAACGAACAGGAGCGAGGCAGAAAGCCTTGCTCTTTTTGGTTTTGGGGGTGTGAGTATATGGCAACGAAAAAAGACGAAGTAAAAACTTCCTCTGCGGGCAAGACAAAAAAGCCTGCTATGAAAGCAAAAAAAACTGCCGCAAAGGCAAAGAGCTCAGCAGGAAGAAAACCGGGAACGGCTGCGAAGACAAAAACTTCGGCAAGCAAAGAAGCCCGGGAGGAACTGCCGGTAAAGGGAAAAAGTAAAAAAACATCAAAAGCCATATCACCTGCGCCCATTGAAGAAGTTGCTATTGTGGATACGACCTCCACTGAAGCAAATATACATCCGAAGGCTAAGCGGACTGCAGCAAAAACAACGCCCAAGTCCACGAAACCGGCCGCAGCCGCGAAGCCGACGGCGGAAAAAGAAACAAAGAAAACCACGAGGAAGAAAACAACCGGGAAAAAGACCTCGAAGAAAACGACCGTAAAGAAGGCGAAAGCTTCAGAGAAGAGCGAAAAAGCGAAAGTTGCACCGGTGCAACTTTCAACAGAGATCCCCGGTTTGCCCGGAAAGATATCAAAAGATGAGCTTTGTCAGCTTCTTAATCTGTCTTCAAGACGAATTGAACAGCTGGTATCGGACGGGATTATAGACAGGGAACGAACTTCCGAGGGAGTGCGGTTCGCTACAGTGGATACACTGAAAAAATACATAGCCCATCTTGCGGATAAAGCAAACGGCAGGAAAAAGAGCGAGACGGAGACGGAATTAAAGGTTCAGAAGCTTAAAGCTGAAGTTGCTTTAAAAGAGTCCCAGGGCGAATTACATAGATTAAGAACGGAGATCCAGGCAGGACGGTATATACCGTACGAAGAAGTGAAAGTTGAAAACAGTCGGCAAATGATAGTTTTCAAAAACTTTGCACTTGGGATCCCGAACCGGATAGCCGGAAGATTGTCCGGAGCTTTGAAGCCAATAGAGGTTAGGGAAATTGAAAAGGATTTGCAGGAAACGGTAAAAAAGACTCTCAGGAGTTTTGTGTCGAGTGCAGTGCTGGACGAGGAAGATGAAAACATCCCTACACCTAAAGGAAGGACAAAGCTCAATGAAAAGGACGAACCAAAAGATAACCTACGAAAAGTTCAAAGTTAAAAGATATTGGTACGAAGCGCTACAGCTGCTTCTGCCGGCAGAAGATCTGACAGTGTCCGAATGGGCCGCCAGATCGAGAATGCTGGATTCGGTCACCTCGGCCATGCCCGGAATGTGGAATAATGACACAACGCCGTATCTTGTCGGGATCATGGACGAGTTCAACAACTACGAGACCGAAGAGATCATATTCTGCAAGCCCACGCAGGTAGGCGGAACGGAAGCAATGCTTAACATGATGGGTTATGTTATGAGCCAGGATCCTGCGCCTTCAATGGTGGTTTATCCTACAGAACAGCTGGCGAAATGGACATCAAGAAACAGAGTACAGCCCATGATCAAGCTTATTCCGGAGATAGCTAAGAAGTATGACGAGAACTCGGAAGTACTGGAGCTGCAGTTTGACGGTATGTATCTTTCACTTGCCGGAAGTAATTCACCGGCAACGCTTGCTTCAAAGCCTGTGCGATATCTGTTCCTGGATGAGGTGGATAAATACCCTGGAGCGACAAAGAAAGAGGCCGATCCGGTGAATCTTGCCAGAGAAAGGACGAAAACCTTTCATAACCGTAAGATATACATGACATCAACTCCGACTACAAAGACGGGG